CCCCCTCCGACTCCCCCTCCACTCCCCCCTCGATCGCCACCGACGATTGTAGCCTGGATGGGCCGATCGAGGATTGTAGCCTGGGAGATCTGGCCGGCGATCTCGAGCTGCCGTTCCTGCCCAGCTGGGTGACGTCACCAGCCAGCGCCGTAGGCGCGCCAGGACAGGCCGTGCCGCCTGACCCGGATAACCGCGGCGGCGGTGGCCGATCGGGCGACAGCGCGCAAGCCAGTGCGCCCAGCGAGCAGCCGAAGGCGCCGCGGAAGAAACCGCCCGAGCGCGCGCTGCCGGACGAGGCGTACACGCTCGCTGCACAGCTCCTGGACTGGATCACCCGCAACCATCCGCGCGCCAAGGTGGCGCAGCTCGCGCCCGCGCAGCGCGACGCGACGATCGCGCGCTGGGCGGACCCGCTGGACAAGCTCCACCGGATCGACGGGCAGAGCTGGGGCGAGATCAGCGCGATGATCGACTGGTCCGGGCGCAGCGACTTCTGGCACCGTGTGATCCTGAGCGGCGGCAACCTGCGCGAGCACTGGGACAAGATGGCGGCGCAACGTGGCGAGCGTAAGAGCACGACGCGTGCCACCGGCCGCGTGGAACCGCGACGCCCGAACGAGTACGACGACGGAGAACAACACCTATGACCGACGACGACACCGACGATTTTCCCGCGCCGGCGCTACCGGCAGCACGACGCAGCGATCTACACACCATTGGCAGCGCGATCGACAGCTTCATGTCCGAGCTGCAGGCGCGCGTGGCCGGCATCGACTGGGACGCGCGCGACGCCGAGGTGCAGGCCGCGCGGGAGCGGGCGATCGCGCACTCCGAGCGCGTGCGCACGGGTCACCGCGCACGGGTGATGCGCGAGGCGGGGTTCCCCGAGCGCGCGATGCTCGCCGCCGAGGCCGCCGACATGGCCGCGCCGGCACTCGAGGCGATGCGGGTGCGGTTCGGCGGCGACGATCGCACGATCGTGGTGCTTGCCGGCGCCGCCGGCATCGGCAAGACGGTGGCCGCCTGCTGGTGGACGCTGAACCGCAGCGAGCGCGCGCCGCGGTTCGTGCGCGCAACCACGTTCGCGGCGGCGAGCCGCTACCAGCGAGCCGAGCGTGCGGACTGGCTGTCCGCCGGCGTGCTGGTGCTCGATGATCTCGGATCCGAGTACGCCGACGCGAAGGGCAGCCTGCTGACCGACCTGGACGAGCTGGTGGACGCGTTCTACGGCGACCGCCGGCACCTGATCATCACCACGAACGTGCCGGGGCGCGAGTTCCCGGCGCGCTACGGCGAGCGGATCGCGAGTCGCATCCGCGAGGCCGGACGGTGGATCGAGATGGCGGCGCCGTCGCGCCGTCCGCAACCGCGGCAACCGCCGCAGAACGGGAACGGCAAGTGACGACAGCAAGCAAGACGGCGCGGCGCGGCCGCGCGAAGGCGCAGCACTCCAGCGCTAACGACGACTGGGGCACCGGGCGCTCGGTGATCGACATCGCGCGCGCGGTGCTGCGCTACATCAGCGTGGACCCGTTCTCGAGCGCGAAGTGGAACGCGGTGATCGGCGCCGAGCGGATCATCACCGAGAATCAGGACGGGTTCGCGACGCCGTGGGTGGATCACCCGGAGTGTCCGGCGCCCGGACAGGCGCTGTGGTCGCCCGGCGAGCGCGAGGCGCGCAAGCTCGAGGTGGATCGGTGGAGCATGCTGCCGCTGCAGGCGCCGCGCGATCTCGCGCCGCAGACCGCGCACGTGAACCCGCCCGGCGAGCGCACCGGCCGCAACGTCAAGGCCGCCTGGTACGCGCTCGATCAGTACCACCGCATGGGCTGGTTCGCCGGCGGCGCGATGTACGTCGGGTTCACGATGAACCAGCTGCAGATGCTGCAGAACGCCGCGAACGGGATGCCCGACGAGGACGAGGCGCGCACGCCGCTGTCCAAGAAGTTCCTGCGCTGCGTGCCGGACTCGCGCATCGCGTACCAGATCGCGCCCGGCGTGGACGCGAAGGACCCGACGCACCCGAGCTGGTTCCTGCTGATGCCGGCGATCGAGCCGGCGCTCGCGCAGCACCAGCTCGCGCTGTTTGCGATGCTGTGTCGCCCGCTCGGAGACGTGTTCTGATGCCGGCGCCGCGTGTCACGTGCCCGGTGTGCGGCAAGCGTCAACCGCTGCCGCTGCCGGGGGCTGGTGGGCGGCGATGGTGTTCGGCGACGTACTGCGATGGGAAGCTGGACGAGGCGCTGCACGGCGCGCTGATGCGCGAGATCCAGGATCAGGCCGTGCGGATCGGACTCGATGCGGCGGCCGAGATGCTGAACAAGATGGTGCCGGTGATGCCGATGGCGAAGGTGCCGGCGACCAAGAAAGAGGGCTGATCGATGGGGCACTGGGCGCGCATGCGCGACAAGAACGAGCGGCCGATCATCGATGCGCTGGTGGCCGTCGGGGCGAGCGTCACGCAACTGAACGCGACCGGCGCGCCGGACCTGCTCGTGGGGTTCAGGATGCGCACGTTCCTGCTCGAGGTGAAGCTGCCCGAGCAGGAGATCAAGCGGCACGGCGGTGGTGGCGCGAGCCGCAAGGGCGCCGGCGGCGACGGCACGCTGACCGAGTCGCAGGTGAAGTGGTGGGGCGCGTGGCAGGGCGAGCCGGCGCGCGTGGTGCGCAACGTGGACGATGCACTGCGCGCGATAGGCGTGTGCCTCGGCTGCCGCAAGCCGCATGTCGGACCGGCGTGCGAAATGGATTCCTAGAACAAACAGGGAGCGAACGAAGATGACGATCGGTGACGAGATCGCGAAGGCGAACCGCCGCGCGCTGGAAACGAGCATGACGCGCGAGGAGGCGATCGCGCAGCCGCACAAGAAGCTGGCGAACACGAACAAGTGGCCCTCGCGCCGGTTCCGTGTGGAGGGATCGCGCGCCGGCAACAGCTACCTGCTGACCAAGAAGCGCGCGGAGTCGATGCAGCGCCAGATGGGCGGCGTGGTGGTGGAGCTGATCCACGAGCGCCCGAAGGAGGCGAAGGCGCCGCGCGTCAGCAAGAACGAGGAGCGCGCGATCGGGATGCTGGCGTGCCCGCGCTGCAGCGCCGAGGCGGACAAGCCGTGTCGGTCCACCGGCGGCAGCGAGGCGCCGCGCACGATCGTCGCGCCGCACAAGGTGCGCGTGGTCGCGCATGAGGCGGTGAAGTCCGAGCGCAACCGCGCGCTGGCGGAATCGGTCTCGCGCGGACCCGCGCGCGCGAAGGACGAGGAGTCCGATCTCGCGTACTCCATGCGCATGAACGGAGGGATCGAGTAGCAGACCTGTTGACAGTCGTTTGTTCCAGACGTACAAACGTGGCAGGAGCGGTGATCATGAACCATGCAACGGCTGTTGCGATCCGGCGCCCGGCGTTCCACGAGGCGCTCGAGCGCCTGCGCGTGCGTCGCGGGTGGTCGTTCCGCGAGCTGGCCGAGCGCGTGGGCGTCAGCAAGGCCGAGGTGCACGCGTGGTGTACCGGCGAAGGCATCCCGATGCCGCCGCAGTTCTCGCGCCTGCGCAACGTGTGCTTTCGCGAGCTGGCGCCGTACCGCGAGCAGCTCGAGGTGCAGTGGGATCGCGCCGGCGGTGACGACTTCTCAGACGCGTTCACGGCCGGCGAACCGGACGCCGCGCAGATGGAGCGTGCCAAGCGCGAGCTGGACGCCGAGGTGGCACAGCCGGCGCCGCCGCTGCCCGAGCAGGCGCCGACGTTCGGCGAAGCGCTGCGGCGCGCGCGGGTGATCGAGGGGCTGTCGCAGCTCGAGCTGGGCGAGATGCTGCTGGTGACCAGCCAGGCGGTGGGGCAGTGGGAGCACGAGAACAACGCGCCGGTGCGCAAGCTGTACGATCAGTTGCTGGACCTGTTCCCGGTGCTGCGCCGCTGCCCGGCGCCGACCACGCTGGACATCCCGGTGCCTGACGGCGGCCGCGGTGACTCGCGCGCGGACAGCGGCGGCGGCGAGCAGCCGGCGCTGCATACGCAGGTGCCGCGCCTGGTGGTCGGATCGCGGGTGGATCTGCGGCCGCCGGGTGTGCCGCTGACGTTCAGCAAGCCGGCGTTCCCCGCGATGGAGCTGAAGAAGGATCCGACGCCGCTGGAATCGGCGGCGAGCGCGCACGCGGCGGCGCTGGTGGAGCTGGCGCGCGCCCGCGCGGCCGCGGCGCCGCTGCAGGACGCAGTGCAGGCCGCACTGGTGGCGCTCGATCAGGCAAAGGCGCGCGCCGTGGCGGCGTTCGAGGCGATCGCGATCGCCGAGGACAACGCGCACCACGCGCTGACCGCGCTGCAGGACGCGGCGGCGAAGGAGGCGAGCAAGCCGTGACGACGCGCGAGACCAGCATCGAGGCGTATCACCGCGCGTGCGCGGACGGCGCGCTGACCGGCGCGCGGCGCCAGGTGTACGGGTGGCTGACGCTGCTCGTGTGGAACGAGGACCCGACGAGCGCCGAGGTGCTGTTCCCGCACGTGGACAACATCAACCTGTGGCGCGCGCGGTTCACCGAGCTGACGTTGATCGGCGCGATCAGCGCGACGGGGACGCGTAAGTGCAAGATCACCGGGCGGCTGGCGACGACGTGGCGCGCGAACATGCACCCGTGGACGCCGCCTGAGCGCCGCGAGTCCGATCGCGAGCTGCTGCGCGAGGCGCTCGAGCACATGGACAGGGACGACACGCTGCGCGACAAGGCGCGCGCGATTCGCGAAAGGATGCAGAAGTGACGCAGATCGAGTCCGAGATCCGAACGATGCTGAAGGCGAGGCTGGAGATCGAGCCGGGCGACGTGCAGATCATCGAGATGATCGGCGGCGTGATCGAAGTGCGCGCGCGGCGCGGCGGCGCGCCGGTGACGTGCACGATCCAGCGCCGGCGCGGCCAGCAGAACCGCGTGATCGCCGAGATGGTGGCGAACCAACTCGCCGAGCTGCTGGGCGTGGTGCCGCGCGGCGAGGATAGCGGCGTGCGCGCTCTCGAGCGGCAGAACCTGGTGGCCGGCGCGGACGACGTGCAGGCGGCGGTGCTGCGTGACATCGTGCGGCTGCGCGCGCAGCGCGGTGGTGTCCCGACGAGCACGATCGACGGGATGATCGATCTCATGAAGGGCGCCGGCGAGATCGGTGTGTCGCTCTCCGAGGGCGACGATGACGAGCGATACGAGGCGATCGTGCAGCTCGCCGAGCACCTGGTGTGCTGGGCCGAGCGGTTCCGCCGGACCGGCGAGCAGGGGCGCCGCTACGCCGGCGCGCTGGGCGAGGTTCTGACGTGACCACCGACGCCAAGACGTGCGGCGCATGCGGCACCACCAGCTCGCCGCAGTGGTGGCAGGCCGAACCGCGTCTGTGCGGACACGATACGCTGTGTCACGCGTGCCACGCCGAGATCAAGCAGGCGCTGCTGGACCTGGTGGCGGCCGCGCGGCGGCTGCCCAAGCCGGTGTTGCTGGCGCTGGCGGGGACGACGCGCGGCGCCGCCGATCGCCACGACGCCAAGCAGGCCGCCGCTGCGCTCGGGCCGCCGCCGCCCGAGGTGATCGCGCGCCATGGCCGTCAGTGTGGGTGGCAGCTCGATCACTGCCCGGACCGCGCCGAGCACACGAGGTGGTTTCCGTGATCGGCGTGTGGCGCCTGCTGCGCGATCGCCTGCGCGCTGCGCTCGCGTGGCCGCCGCTCGTGATCGCCGCGATGCTCGTGGGCGCGGTGCAGCGCCTGGACGACGAGGGGATCGCGACCGATCGCATCCGCCTGCAGCACAGCCCCGATCGCCGCGTGTGGCGGCTGCTCGTCGATCACGCCGAGGTGTTCACGGTGATGAACTATCAGAACGAGGTGCGCGGGTCCTGGCTGTACCCGCCCGAGGCCGCGCACGCGGCGAGCAGCTGGACGGAAGGAGCGAAGGATGGCGAAGCGTAGGTATCGGCCGATGGCGAACCGCGCGCCGGCGCACTGCGGCGCCTGCGGATCGCTCGGCCACATCGTGACGAGCTGCCCGGACGCGGTGCGCCGCGGGCTGTACCGCGCGCGCCAGCTCGAGGACTGGATGCGCCGCAACTCGGACGCGCACCTGATCGGCAGCTGGGCGCTGCGCGAGATGATCGAGGTGCGCGAGGGGCTGGAGTCCGCGCTCGAGCGGCTGCCGCGCGCACCGCTGGATCGGGTGGGTACGTGACGATCGCGTGCTGCCCGCTGTACGGCGACTACGACGAACGCGCCGCGTTCTCATCGAAAGAGACGAGGCGCGCGGCGAAGGCGTACGTGTGCTGCGAATGCGAGGCGCCGATCCCGAAGGGCGAGCGGCACGAGCTGTACAGCGGCAAGTGGGATGGCAACTTCAGCGCGTTCCGCACGTGCCTGTCCTGCGTGGAGATCCGCGATCACTTCGCGTGCAGCAGCGGGTGGACGTTCACGCAGGTGTGGGACGACATCAAAAGCAACTTCTTTCCGACGATGACGGCCGGCGGACCTTGCATGGAAGGGCTGTCGCCGCCGGCGAAGGCGCGCCTGTTCGAGCTGCGGCTGGCGTGGATCGAGGAGGTGGGCGCCGACGAGGCCGCTCGCCTGCGCAAGGTGCGCGAGCAGCTCGCCGAGCGCCGCCGCCAAGAGGCCGCGGACCGCCTGGCGCGACGCACCAGCACGCTGATGAACACCGACGGAAAGGAACCGAGCTGATGAAGTTCTGCGACAAGCACTGGGGCGAGCTGCGCGAGGCGATCAAGGCGAACGGCCTGGCCGAGCGGGTGGCGGCGAGCGGCGCCGAGCTGAAGGAGCGCCTGCAGGCCGTGCCCGATCCGACCGACAGCGATCCGCTGTTCGGCACGTTCCTGATGATCGCCGCGCACGCCGTCGAGGTGTGCGGCGCCGAGGCGATGGTGAACAACCCGGACGGCAGCGAGCGCTGCGTGCTCTGCTGGATCCCCAGCGTGTGCCCGTGCGGGAAGCCGGCGTGCTGCGACTGGTGGATCCCCGATGCGGCGCGCGCGATGGCGCAGCACGTGGCCGAGCGGGCGGCGGCTGCATCGTGAGCTGGCATGTGGAGCGCCCGCTGCGTGTCGTCCGGCGCCCCGGACGCCAGGAACTGCTGCGCGTGATCGGAGAGCTGCAACAGCTCACCGGCGAGGCGAGGAGCGTTTACTCGAACGATCGTGATCCGAGCCGGGCTGACAAGCTGGACCCGCTGCTGGCGCGAGCGTTCGATCTCTGCGTCGAGGCGCTCGGATTCGATGGGCCGATGGCGCCAAAGGAAGGCGGCGCGCTGCGCCGAGGTGACAGCCGATGATCGGACCCGTGACGCTGCTCGAGGGCGCGGACCTGCCGCGCCGGCGCTCGTTCGGTCCGCTGGCGACGCTCGAGGCGAGCGGCGTGCGCATCGCGACGGTGAGCGGTGCGCCGGGGTACTTCGTCACCGACAGCGGCGAGGTGTGGAGCACGCGCGATTTTCACGGGCGCACGCGCGCGGTGCCGCATCGGCTGCGGCCAAGCGCTGATCAGGATGGCTATCTGAGCGTCAGCCTGTGCCTGCGCGGGAAGCGGCGCGCGCGCAAGGTGGCAGCGCTGGTGCTCGAGGCGTTCGTGGGCCCGGCGCCGGCGGGGACCGAGTCATGTCACCACCCCGATCCGTCGCCGACGAACAACCGGCTGGACAACCTGCGGTGGGCGACGCACCAGGGCAACATCGACGACAAGGTGGCGCTGGGACGCCAGGCGCGCGGGGTTGGCCATGGCTCGGCGAAGCTGACCGAGGACGAGGTGCGCGAGGTGCGCATCACCGCCGGCACGCTGCAAGAGATCGCTGATCGCTACGGCGTGAGCACGTTCTGCGTGTGGGCGATCCGCACCGGCAAGACGTGGAAGCACCTGCGCTGAACGTTGCACGTGAAACAATTCCAGGAGCGGTGAACATGGGAGTGAACGGATTCAATGGTTTGAACCTGGCGCTGGTCTGCAGGCACGGCTGGCCGCGCCCCGATCGTGATAGCCCGGTGCCCCCGTGCAAGGTGTGCGTGGCGTACGGACGCGCATACATCGAGCCCGAGCCGGACCCGACGGCGCCGAGCGCGGTGTGGTCGCCCTACCCGATCGGCAAGATCGACGCGGTGGCGGCGACGCGCGGCGCCCCCGGGCGACCGATGACCGCCGAGGAGTGGAACAGCCTTCCCGACACGCGCAGCGCGGTTCCGAGGCCCAGGTGAGCCCGCCGCAGCTCGAGGCGCTGCGCCTGCTGTCGGACGGCAACGGCCACCACACCGCCAAGAGCACCCGCGGGGTCCACGTCGGCGGCGGCACCGCGCTGGCGCTCGAGCGCCGCGGGTGGGCGAAGGCTACTGGGTTCACGTTCACCATCACGGACGCCGGGCGCGCGGCGCTCGCCGCCGAGGAGGCTGGACGCGTCGCCGAGCTGGCCGGCGCGCTGTCGAGGGCGAAGTGCTGACCGCCAAGGAACGCGATCTCATGGAGCACGCGCTGGGGCGCGACTACCCGCACAAGGCCAAGGATTACCGTAACTACTACGCCGCATCGCGCGAGGGAGCGGATTTCAAGGCGTGGATGTCGCTGGTGGACCGCGGGCTGGCGACGAAGCGAACGGACGTGGCGTGGACCCCGTGCGTGTACTTCGGGGTTACCGACGCCGGCAAGGCCGAGCTGGACGGCGTGATCGCCGCGCCGGCGCCGCCGGCGGTGGAGCCCAGCGCGCTCGCCCCGCTGATCGCCGAGGTGGCCGCCGAGGTGTTTGCGGTCAGCCCGATCGGCGTTGTCGGTCCGCTGATGCAGGCCGCGCTGCAGGAGGCGGCCGAGGTGAAGCGCGAGCGCGAGCAGTTGGACCTGTGGGGGCCGCCCGATGGGTGACCTGGTACGCGTGGAACTGGACGGCAGCGAGCTGCTCGAGGCGCTGGACACGCTCCTGGTGCGCTGCTGCTGGTACCGCAAGCGACACCACCGCATCCCGGACCGGCCGCTGGCGCTCGCGCTGAAGCTGTGCCTGGCACTCGAGGCGATCGGGCAGCTCGAGCCCGAGTGGAAGCACGACGTGATGGCATGCGTGGAGTACAATCGCAAGCGGTGACGCTTGTGACGTCACTCGTCAGAACCTACCAGAGTACAATCGCATGACCACTGGCAAGGGCAAGGCAAAACGGACCCGCAAGGGAGGCGGCACCAAGGCGAAACCATGGCGCAATCGTGGCCGCCTGGCGCTGCTGGATCTCGAGCCGCAGGTGGAGCTGATGATGCTCGCCGCGACCCCGGACCCGACGATTGTAGCCTGGTGCGTGGCGCGCGGGGCCAGCGACAACCAAGCGACCGGGCTGATCCGAGGCATCCGCGGGCGGTGGCTCGAGGTGCGCGACGACGCGGTGACCGTCGCCCAGCGCAAGGCCGAGTTCCGGCGCCGCCTGGACTGGGCGTGGAACCTGGCGACGCACGAGCCGATCCTGGACGCGTTCGGGCAGCTGCGCACCACCGACGACGGCAACATCGCGGTGCGCGCGAACCTGTCCGCGGTGCCCAAGCTGCTGAAGCTGCAGATGGACCTGGACGGCCTGGCCGCGCCCACCAAGTCGATCAACGTGAACATGAACATGTCCCCGGCGGCGCTGTCCCCGGCCGAGCGGCGGACCGAGATCGATCGCCTGCTCGAGCGGCGTCAGCAGCACCTGCTCGCCGCCGGCAGCGCTCCCGCGCGCGAGCAACCCGTGCTCGATGTTCCTGCTGTGGTCGCTGCGCTCGCCACTTGACGCGCGATTGTACCAGGCGTACAACCATCGTCATGACGACGAACGACGACACGAGCCCGAGGGCGAAGGCTGCGCGCGAGCTGCGCGAGGCGTGCGAGAACATGCGGCGCGAGGCATTCGCGATCGAGCGGGTGGCCGAGGCCGCTCTGAGCCTGATCCCGAACGACGTTCCCGAGACGGCGGTGGAGCTGAAGTTGGCCGAGATCAACCGCCTGGTGCGCTCGATGCAGACCAGCACGTACGTCAGCGGCGTCTCGATCTTCGATCCGACGCCGGACGTGCTCGAGTGGGCGCGCGCCGGCGGCAAGTGGGCCGCATACTCGGTGGACAGCGAGCGCGGCGTGCTGCGGTGCTACTTCGACGACACCGAGTTTACGATCCACGGCGTCAACCGCGAGCTGCAGCTCGAGACCGAGGACCAGGCGGTGGCGCGGCGCGCGGCGGCGACCGCGGCCGCGCAGGAGGCAAGCGCCGCGGACTGCACGTGCGCGCCGGACGGCCACGTGCTGCTGGTGGCGGTGGCCGCGTGCCCGCTGCACGGCGCGGCCGAGCCTGATCCCGGCGCGGGTGTCACGCTGGCCGATCTCGAGGCGATCGAGTCCGACGGCGTGGGCCAGTTCGAGTCCGCCGCCGAGGCGCCCGAGCAGGTGGACGTGCCCAGCTCGTTCGCGGCCGAGTTCAAGGGCGAGCTGCTGTGACCAGCGACGGCGGCAACTGGGACCCGTGGTGGATCCGCCTGATCGGCGTGGTCGCGCTGGTGCTGGTGGTGCTGATCGCCGGCATCGCGATCGATCAGCTGGTGCACGGCGACCGCGAGGCGCGCGTGTGCGGCACCGCGGCGCTGTACTGGGCGCTCGATCGCGCGGCGGTGCTGCTGGGGCGCGGTGGCGTGGTCCGGGGGCGCAGGTGAGCTACCTGATCACGATCCCCGATCCGGTTCCCGATCGGTTCGGGGTGGGCGCGTTCAAGATCAGCACGCACAGCATCAGGGAATTCTTCTGGACGTACTACGCGGGGCCGATCTCGCACGCCGAGGTGTGCAGGCTGCACGGCACCACTCCGCTGCACGGGCCGAACAGCGGCGCCGTGTGGGAGCGTGACTGGCGGTGTGACGAACGGATCGCAGCGCTCGGCGGCGGCAACGAGCAGGAGTTCCGCTGCACCGGGCGCGCTACCACCGAGTCGATGCGGCGGTGGCTGACCGAGAACGCCGGCGCGCTGTACGCCACCATGCACGAGGCGCTCGAGGCACTGGTTTCGATCGAGCGCATCCGCGTCGCCGGCGCCGCGCACGATCTGGCATCGGCGCGGCAGTGGCTGGTCGAGGCCGAGGCGCTGCTAAAGGTGACCACGTGACGCTGCAGCAGCGCATCAACTCCGCGCTGCGCGAGGCGGCGCTGGACGCGTTCGAGGGCGCGACCGCGAAGGATGGGACCGACGACTGGCGCAAGAACCGGATCGGCATGGCGCGAGGACTGCGCGACGCGATCAACGTCGTATCGCGCGCGATCAGGGATGACCGCAACGCGCGGCGCTCGAGGCGCCGCAAGGGGGCGCGCCGTGGCTGACCAGCACCATAGCGGTGGCGGTGACTCGAGCGGCAAGCCGCCGGGGCCGCCGCCTGGCGTGACCCCGCTGCACGCCCCGGTCAAGATCCCGGTGTACGAGAACCTGGACCAGATGCGCGATCACCTGCGCACGCAGGGGCTGCTGCACCGCCCCGAGGACGTGCTGGTGATCGTCGCGCCCGACATCGCGGCCGAGCTGTACACGTGGGCGTGGTACGTGGAGCACCCGCGGTGCTGCGCGTGGCCGCCGAGCCGCGCCGTGATCGCCACCGACGGCACCCGGCTGCCGTTCGAGCTGGTGGACCTGATCGGGAAGATCGACGAGTACCCCGTGATCGTGCGCGGGTACCTGGACCCTGGACACATGGGCATGCTGCCGTACAGCATGCTGGCCGACAACGATCGCACCATGGACGCGATCGCCGAGGCGAAGGCGAGGAGGCCGAAGTGAACGAGCAGGAGCGATGTGATCGGTGCGGCGCGCCGCACACGGGCGAGTGCAGCAACCCGATGGCCGACGAGGATCGCGCCCCGGTGGCGCCGAGCGCGTTCGATCCGATCGAGGCACCGGCGGCGGCGCTCGGTCCGTATCAGGCCGCCTACCTGGACGCCAGCGCGCTGACCGCCGCCGAGGTGTCGCTCGAGCCCGGCGTGGACGCGGCGGCGGCGCTGTCCGATGGCTGGGCGAAGGTGACCGAGGCGGCGCTGGACGAGGCCGAGGCGATCGGCGCGTCACCGCTGAAGCTGGGCGATCGCCCGGCGGACGAGGTGGCGGTGGACGCCCCCGGCGTGGTCGCGAAGCCGGCGCCAACGAAAGCCGACATCCACGAGATGCTGCGGCGCGCCGCCGATCCGCTGTCCAAGACGGCCGAGCAGATCGCGCGGCCGCGCCTGGACCTGTTCCCGCTGGCGAGCTGGAACGTGCGCATCTGGCTGAAGCCGCATCGCACCGGCACGTACCTGCTGATCCATGCCCGCCTGCAGGCGCTGCTGCCCGCCAAGGCCGGCGAGGACCCGGACGGCGTGACCGAGGAGGCGCACGCGCGCATGGCCTGGGAGACGCTCGCGAGCGAGCGCGGCGGCGAGCTGCTCGCGGCGGCGGCGCTCGAGCTGGCCGGCGCGGTGATCGGCCGGACGGTGACCCGCCTGATCGATGGGGGCGTCAAGCCGCGCGAATTCCCGTCCGGCGGCGACGGCAAGACGTGCACCAAGTGCGGCGCCGTCAACCCCATGCCGATGGCGATCCGGTGGAACTGCGCGCTGTGCGGCGAGGTGAACCTGGGACCGATCGGGGCGGCGCGGTGATCAAGCCGTGGGCGTGGACGCTGTCCCGAACCGGCACGTGGGAGTTGAAGAACGGGCAGGGCGACACCCGCGCCAGCATCTGGCTGACCGGGTCCGGCGAGTACACGTGGCACACATGGAACGAGAACGGCACCGGCGGCGAGAACGACGGCGCGCTGACGCTGAACCAGGCCAAGGACGAGTGCGTGGCCGCGATCGTGCGCCAGGGCTGGGCACCCGGCGGGTGGACGGTGTCATGGGGCTAGGCGTGTGCATGCTGCTGGGCATGGCGATCGTGCTGCCGTTCACCCCGGCGGTGCTGGACGGCGCGTACCGCATCGAGCTAGCGGTGGGGCACTGGCTGGGACGCCGGCGCCGGCGCCGAGCGCTCGCTCGAGCGATGCCGCGCGCCACCGTCGTACAGCGCCGCTAGCATCGGGTGGTGAGCAAGAGCAAGGCGCGCGACCGCCGCAAGCGTCGCACCGATCGCCAGGTGCTCGCGCACGGCCATGACGCAAAGCGCTCGCATCGGCGCGTGGCCGGGCGGACCGGCGCGATCCGCTCCAAGCAGGAGCCCAGCAAGAAGCCGGGCGGCCGCGTCACCACCGAGCGCGAGCGGACAGCGCCGAGCGCGCGGGCGTTCGCTGACCCGAGCCTGGGGCGCCGCCCGTGGTGAAGCGCGCGCTGCAGCTCGCCGGCGCCGCGGCGATCGCGGTGTTCCTGATCCGCTGGATGTTCTCGGATCCCTGGCACCGGCGTTGACGCTCGATTGTACTTCACGTACAACCGTGGCATGACGGGCGACGGGCGACGGTTCTACCTGTTCATCGAGGACGGCGATCATCACATCCACGTGGTGGCGCGCAACATGGGCCGAGCGTGCGAGCTGGTGGGCGCGCTGGACCTGGGAGACAGCATCCATCTGGTGGCGCGCGAGCTGGAGGACGACGAGGCGCGCGCGATCCCGGTCAAGGCGGACGACACCTGCCCGGCCGCGTGCTTGTTCGAGGCGCCGCTGGACAGCATCTACAGCGTGGAGGTGTAGCGTGCGCGTTCGCGAGTTGCGCGCCGCGCTGGTGGGCGTGGACGACGATATGGAGGTGATCCTGCGGACCGCCGACGAGCCCGATTGCGGCGAGTGGTCCCTGATCGTGTGCGGCGTGGAGCACGCGGGGCCGGACGCCGGCTGCACCGAGCGCGAGGCGTTCGTGCTCGATGGCAACACCGGCGTGGTGCAGGAGTACCCGAACGACGAGGAGGACGAGGCCCCGGCGCCGGCGGTAATCGTCGGAACGGTGGAGGTGTAGCCGTGGCCGATGCCATCGATGACGAGCTGATCGCGAGGGCGCGCGAGATCATCGCGGCGGCGAGCCCGGCGCCGTACCACCTGGGCACGTTCGGGCGCGGCCAGGAGGCGCGCGACAAGATCGCAGCCTTCCACGTCAAGGCCGAGGTGACGGCGGACGGCGCCGAGCGCGATACGCTGTTCGTGTGGGTGGAGGATCCCGAACCGCCGCCGGACGAAGATCCGAGCGAGCCCAGCTCGCTGGTGGTCGCGCTGACCGGGAACGGACCGCGCAGCGAGGCGAACGCGCGGTACATCCTGCACAGCCACGATCCGATCGGTGGCTGGGGCGCGTGCCTGAACGAGATCGAGCGGCTGCGCAACACGATCGGCGCCCGCGCGCTGCTGGGGGTGACGCAGGAGCGCGATGCGCAGATCGCCGCGAAGGATGCCGGGCTGGCACACCGAGATCGCGAGTTCGCTCGTCTGGCCTCGGTGATGAACAGGCCGACAACGGACGCCGCCAGCACCCTGGTGGACCTGGCGATCGCGCTGCGCGACGAGCGCGATCGCCTGCTCGCCGCGCTGACCCGCATCGACTCCATGACGAGGCACCGCAGCTACAGTCCAAACGGTGTGATGTCCGCGGGCTGGCACGAGCACCCCGCGCAGATCGCCGCCGAGGCGATCGGCCAGCCGCGCGCTGTCCCGACGGCCGAGCGCGTGATCATGCAGTTGCAGCAGCAGATCCGCGACCTGCAGGACGAGCCCGATCAGGGCGAGCTGCTGACCAGGCTCGAGGCGCTGGCGCTGAAGTGCGGACGGCTCGAGGGCGAGCTGGAGATGCTGAAGCGAACCCACAGCGACAGCGCCACCGAGTAAGATCGCCGGCGCATGGAGCAAGCGGCGCCTGTCACCTGGACGGCCGATGACGAGTCACGCCTGGCCGAGTTGCTCGCGGCCGAATTCGACGGCGAGGGACTGGCCGACTACATCCGCCGCGTGAACCCGCGGATGCCGCCGCCGCCGCACGTGCTGCCGGTGATCGAGGCGCTCGAGGAGGCGCGCGAGGGCAGCGCGGACCCGCACGGACCGCTGCGGATCATCGTGGTGGAGATGCCGCCGCGGCACGCCAAGACCACCACCGTGCTGCACGCGCTGGCCTGGCGGATCTTCCGAGATCCGGCCGTCACGAACGCGTACATCACGTACGGCGACGATCTGAGCGCCAGCAAGAGCCGCATGGTGCGCAACCTGGCGATCGCCAGCGGCGTGCAGCTCGCCGCCGACATGGCGAACCTGTCCGAGTGGCGGACGGTGCACGGCGGTGGCCTGCTCGCCGGCGGGATCATGGGCCCCCTGACCGGCAAGGGGATCGACGGCGTGCTCGTGGTGGACGATCCGATCAAGAACCGCGAGGAGGCGGAATCGCAGACGTACCGCGACAAGGTGTGGGACCAGTTCACGGACGTGGTGTTCACCCGCCTTGAGGGCGCGGCGTGCGTGGTCGTGATGATGACCCGCTGGCACCCGGACGACCTGATCGGGCGCATCCTGGACAAGCAGGCCGAGCTGACCGAGGAGCTGGGCCGGAACGTGATCATCCGCCGCATCCAGCTGCAGGCGATCGCCGAGGCGGACGATCCGCTGGGCCGCCCGATCGGCACCGCGCTGTGGGCTGTCCGGTTCAACGAGGCGCGCCTGAACCTGATCCGCAAGGTGGTGGGCGAATACACGTGGGCAAGCATGTTCCAGCAGGAACCGCGCGCCCGCGGTGCGGTGCTGTTCGCATCGGACAACGGGCTGCCGTCGCGGTTCGCTGTCGGCACGTGGGTGCCGAACGGCCACCGGATGCTGATCGCGTGCGACCCCGCGGCAACGGCCAAGACGAAAAGCAACTACAGCGCCGCGTATGTGCTCGCCGCGACCGGGTGGGGCGCGACGATGGAAATGTGGGTGGTGGACGGGTTCCGCCGGCAGATCACGATCCCCGAGCTGGTGCGCAACCTCCAGGCGCTGCGCGAACGGTGGTACGGGATCGCGATCGCTGTCGAGGCGGTGGCGGCGTTCAAGAGCGTGCCCGACATGCTGCGCGAGGTGGACCCGACGCTGCCGATCATCGAGGTGACGCCGCGCGGGGACAAGTACGTGCGCGCGCAGCCGGTGGCCGCCGCGTGGAACCAGGGCCGCGTGTGGGTGCCGGCGGATGCCGACTGGGCGGCGAAGATGATCCACGTCTGCAGCGTGTTCACGGGCCGCGACGATCCCGAGGACGACGACGTGGACGCGCTCGCGCACGGCTGGAACGAGCTGTTTGATGCGATCGCGAACGAGCCCGAGCGCGGACCGACGCCGGCGCCGTTCCTGCCGTTCGGTTGACCGTGCGGTGTATCCGCGATACAAACAGCGGATGACGATTCAAGAGAAACAGATCCTGTATCACCAGCTCTGCCACGCGGTGCAGACCGGCGTGGCGATGATGCTCGAGCGCCGTCCGAACGGCGACACGACGCCGAAGCATCTGCGCGTGGGCGTCAACATCGCGATGTGCGAGGCCGCCGGGATGTCACGCCTGCTCGTGCGCAAGGGCGTGATCACGGAGGACGAGTACTGGGACGCGATGATCGAGGTGATGCGCGAGGAGGTGGCGCGCTACAAGGCCGAGGTGAACGAGGCGGTGGGTGCTCGGCCGGGCCTCGAGATCAAGCTGGACGGGTTCTGATGGTACGGTCCGCGGATGTGGATCCTTCCCCTGCTCGCGTACCTGCAGCTGCTTTCGCACCGCCCCGAGTACCTGGCCGCCGCGATCGCCGCCGAGCAGCCGATGCATGCCGGGCCGGCGGTGGAGAACGCCGAGGCCGCGATCGCCGCCGAGCGCGCGCCGGTGTCCGCCGAGCTGCTGCTGGCGATCGCCTGGCGTGAATCGCGGTACCAGGAGGCGGCGGGGCCGATGTGCGGCGTGCTGCAGGCGGACGCGCAGGACCGGCGCGACTGGTACGGGCGGCCGGCGCGGTGCGCCGAGCTGCTCGCGGACGGCCTGGACGCGCAGTACGGCGCCGGCGAGCGCGCGCTCGAGCGCTGGCTGCGTGCCTGCGGCCGGATGCGGCGCGCGCGGGGCGTGACGCTGCTGCGCTGCGCGCTGAACGGGTACGCCGAGGGCACGGCGGCCGCGCGGCGCGGCTGGGGCGTGCGCGGATGCCGTGGAACCTCGAGGTGTGACCGGGCGGCCGGGCCGCTGGCGCGCGCAGCACGGATCGGCGCCACTTGGCGCGCGCGGTGGCGGATGCAGATCCCCGCGTCCTGATGTCACAGGTGGTTTGTAGTGTAGCTATGTGGTCGATCTCGAGCAGCTGATGCACGGGCTGGATCTGCTTGGGGTATCCCGAGCGGACATCGAGCGCGTTCGCGGCGCCGCCCGGGTCAGCGAGGCGATCGACGCTCTGCGCGAACTGCAGGAGCGCGTGCGCGCAGGCTCGCGCAGGCTCGCGCGCGACCTGCACCCCGATCTGCACGGCGCCGGCAACGAGGCCGACCTGCGCGCGGTGCTGCTCGCCGCCGACTGGGTGCGCGCGCTCGAGGTGCCGCGCTACCTGCAGGCGCGCGACGGCGTGCGCGTGCGCAGCACCGGCATGGGCGTGCGCGTGGAGATGAGCTACGCGGCGCGCGCGGCGGCGGGATCTGACAGCTGACCGTGATACTGGGAACGCATGGACACCACCGACAAGCCCGAGGTGAAGATCGAGCAGCCGTCGCGCGGCGTGCGGTTCCATTGCAGCAAGTGCCGGCACGAACAGCGGCTGTACACGCCGGGGCACAGCGGCCGCGAGGCCGAGCTGCTGCGTCTGCTGATGACCGGATCGCCGCTCGTGTACCCGCACGCGCCCGGCGCTGACTCCCCGATCGGCAAGTCCGAGTGCTGCCGCGCGCAGCTCGAGGGCGAGCTGTTCGGGTACGGCCTGATCGTGATCGACAGCGAGCGCGGGATCGTGGAGATCGAGGCCGCGCCGTGACGCGCGGCGTGATCTGCAAGTGTGGTGCTTCGGTGCTCGTGATCAACGGACTGATCGCGCCGCATCCGTACGGCGGCGCGCGGCGCGCGGCGCAGTGCGATCAATCGGGGAGGCGCCGGTGACGCTCGCGCTCACGCTCGCCGCGGTGCTGATCGCGTACACGATCGCCTGGCTGCACGCGATCGAGCCGGTGATGGTGTACGGCCCGAGCGGAACGGCGCGGCTGGTGCCGCGGTACGTCGCCGAGCGCCTGGCCGCCCAGGGCAAGCTCGAGGAGGCGACGACGCCGGCGGCCGCGCGCGAGGCGATGGGGCTGCCGAGCGTGCACATCGACAGCGATCCGAGCGGGTTCGCCGGCATCGATCGCAGCGTGCACGACGGGCCGAGCTGGCGCGATCAGGTGACCGATCCCGAGCGGACGATCGCCGATGCGCTGGCGTTCGCTGACCTGGACCCCTACGCTCGGTCCGAGCGCGACACGTTCGACCTGACCACCGAGGAGTAATCCATGCCCGGCTACACGCCCCCCACGGGACCCCTGCAGACGCTGATCGACACCGAGCTGTCCAACACGCGCGGGGACCTGGTGGCATCGTACGCCGCGCGCCAGGTGGCCGCCGGCGCCGAGGTGCCCCCGGGCACGCTCGAGCCGACGAGCGCTGACGACGCCGGCGCCCGCAGCATGATGCTGCGCGACCTGTGCGAGCGGCACCCCGAGTACATGGGCGACTACTGGGAGCGGTGCGAGGCGCTGTACAAGGGCGGCCCGTGGCTGCTCGAGAACGCCGCTCTGATGCAGCGCGTGTTTCCCAAGCACAACGCCGAGCTGCCCCAGGTGTACGCGGACCGCCTGGCGCGCGCGTTTTACATCAACTACGCCGGCACGATCGTGGACGGCCTGGTGGCTGGCCTCGAGTCCGATCCGCTGCGCCTGGCCGTCGCCGGCAGCACCACCGACGATCCCAAGCCGCTGCCGGATTGGTGGTCGGAGTGGGGCGACTGCGTGACCGCGCCGGGCGCCGATCTCGAGCACACCTACAGCCTGCACGGCATCGTGTGCGAGGCGCTGCGCCGGATGCTCGTCAAGCAGAGCGTGTGGATCCTGGCCGACCTGCCCCGCGTGGACGACAACCCGGCGAGCCCGGTGCCCATCCCCACCACGCTGGCCGAGCAGGAGGCCGCCAAGCTGCGCGATCCGTACCTGTGCGTCTGCGATGCGGACAGCGTGATCGACTGGGACACGGACGATGACGGCACGCTCCTGTGGGCAATGATGTGGGAAACCGAGCGGCGCCGCACCGATCCCACCAAGGGTCGCGGGCTGATCCGCCACACCTGGACCCTGTGGACAGCTGAAGGCTGGGAGCGGTGGCAACTCGATGTGGACCCGGCGCGCCCGCCGCGCCCGGACAGCTACGTGCAGCAGGTGGACAAGGGGCCGCACCCGTTCGGCTGCGTGCCGCTGGTGCGCGCCAAGCTGCCCGACGGCCTGTGGGCGATGGGCAAGCTCGAGTCCCTGGCGCGCGAGCACCTGAACAAGCGCGCGGCGGTGAGCTGGGCCGAGTACAAGAGCCTGTTTCCGATCCTGTACGAGTTCATGGGCGCCGAGAACCCGGCCGCGAAGGTGATCGCAGTCGCCCAGAAGGACCCCGGGCGCGCGACGAACCAGACGCGCGGCCAGGGCTGGACGCAGCGGCGCGGCGCCGACGATCGCGCCGAGTTCGTGGGGCCGCCCACGGCGCCGTTCACCGAGGCGCGCGCGAGCTGTTCCGAGCTGATGCAGGAAATGCATCGCGTCACCAAGACGATGGCGGCGAGCGCCAACATGGACAGCAAGGCGCTGCAGCGCTCTGGCGACAGCAAGGAGGCCGACAACCACGACACGATGGTCGTGCTCGAGGCGCTCGGCATGCGCGGCCGCGCGATCGCGAAGGCGCTGCAGCAGCTCGTGGCCGCCGGGCGCTCGGACAAGGCGGACCTGACGCCGCAGGGGATGCAGTCGTTCGACCTGCAGAGCGTGACCGACAAGATCAACGAGGCGGTGCAGCTGTTCGCCGGCGTGCCGATCCTGTCCCCCACGTTCAAGCGCCTGTACCTGCAGATCCTCTATCAGCTCGTGCTGTCCGACCACGCGGACCAGGACGTGATCGAGGAAATCCGCGAGGAGCTGCAGACCGCGATCGAGGCCGAGGGGATGATGCTCGGCATGGGACCGGGCGGCGCACCGCTGCCCCCGGGTGTCGAGCCGGACGGCGACGAGGATCCGAACGCGGATCCCGAGGCCGCCGACGATGACGGCGACGAGCCCGCGGCCAAGCCGGTGAAGCGCGCCGCCGGCGGTGGCGGTGGTCGGATGTTTGGTACTGGCCCGTTCGCCAAGAAGTAGCACCTGATCATGGTCGCGCCGATCGCACCACGTCCGCCCGGCGCGCTGGCGCCGCGCCGCCCGCGCAAGCAGGCGATGGCCGAGGTGCAGATCGTCATCGAGCAGCAGGCGCAGCTGATCGACGCGCTCGATCGCGACGCGATGCGCGCGCTGGTGCCGGTGCTGGTGCAGGCGCGCGACGAGCTGCGCAAGGGGCTGCAGGAGTGGCTCGACGCGAACCAGGACAACGGCCTGCGGTTCACGGCGCAGGCGTACCGCAAGGCGATGCTGAATCTCGAGATCGCGCTGGACCGCGTGGCGCAGCTCGATGCGGACGTGAAGGCGATCCTCGATCAGGGGCGCCACGCCGCCGGCGAGCTGTCCGCCACGAACCTGGCCGAGCAGGTGGCGCGGTTCGGCGAGATTTTCGGCGAGTCGATCACGCCGACATCGATCGACACCGCGGCGGTGATCGCGAAGGGCGACCGGCTGCTGATCAAGCAGCACCGCACGAGCGCCGCGCGATACGCCGGCGCGGTGGGCAACGACATCCGCCACCAGCTCGCGGTGGGCGTGGCGATGAACGAAACGTTCGGCCAGCTGAAGGCGCGCCTGGTGAAGCTCGGTGGACCGACCGGCATGGTTGCGCTGCGCGGCGTGCTTGGTGAGCCTGGCGCGCTCGCCGAGCACATCAGCGAGGGATTGTTCCGTCGATACAGGTACTGGGCCGAGCGCGTTGTGCGCACGGAGATGATCCAGGCGTACAACATCCAGCACCAGGAGGGGATCAAGCTCCTGAACGACACCCGCCCCGATGGTGTGGAGGCGTACGTGCAGCGGTGGGACTCCACGCTGGACGGTCGCGCCTGCCCGGTGTGCCGCGGGCTGGACACCAAGACGGCGCCGATCGGCGGCACGTTCCCGGGCGGCTACGACGCGCCGCCGGCGCACCCGAATTGCAGGTGCTGCGTGGTCGCGTGGCATCGCGAGTGGGGCGACATGGCCGGCGAGGTGCAGGCCGCGAACGAGAACGCCGCGCCCGCGGCGCCGCCGACCCCAGCGCCCGAAGGACTGCCCCCGGCCGCGGCGCCGCCGCGCCGCGAACCCGAGGAACCGCCGCCCGCACCCGCACCGCCGCCGGCGCCACCCGCGCCGATCGCCGCCGCCCCGCCGGCGTTCACCCCGTCCGTGGGCGACCCCGAGCCGGCGCTCGAGCGCATGGCCGCCGGGAAGTGGAAGGCCGCGCGCGCTGCGCTGGAGTCCGACATCGAGGCCACCGAGGGGTACGGCAAGGCGCAGCGCCTGCGCGCGATGACGCCCAGCCAGAACGTGCGGGTGCGCAAGCTGCGGTCGGGCGTGCTCGGGCTGTACGACGGGCGCGACGGCGAGATCTCGATCACCCGGCGCGAGGCTGGGCTGGCGCAGGAGTTCGGCGAGCGCGCGCGCCACGCCGCCGCCGACCTGCGCGCGAACCTTGAGATCGCGAACGAGCTGGCGCGCGAGCGTGACGCCGGCAAGCGCGCGGCGCGGATGGCCGAGCTGGGTAGCGCGCGCGTCAGTGAGGTGCGCGAGGATGTGCGCCGCATGAAAGGCGCCCACACGCTGGTGCACGAGGTGATGCACGGCTACGGGCCGATCGCGGCGCTGGGCACCGCCTACGGCGGCGCGGCTGCGGTGGTCGAGGAGGTGACGAACGAGGTAGCCGCGCGCCGATGGATGCGGCTGCGCGTGGGCGTTGCGCGCGACGTGTACGAGGGGACGCTGTCCGCCGACGGGTTCCGCACCGGCGCGTACAATGGCTGGATCGACGGCGCCCGCGGCGCGATCCAGTTGATCTACGGCGTGGACGAGGAGCGCGCGGCGGCGATGCTCGAGGCCGCGTCCGATCGCTACAAGCTGCGGCGCATCGGATCGATCACGGACGCGAACGACGCGATCAAAGCGCTCGCCGAGGACATCAGCAAGCAGGCGCGCAAGGCCAGCAAGGACGTGGGCAAGCGCGCCGCTCTCGAGCAGGAGCTGCGCGCCGCAGCAAGGGCAAGGCCATGACCGACGACAACATCAGCCTGGTGGACATCCCGCGCAACGACGTGAAGGCGTGCGAGCGCTACTACCGCGCGCACGGCGAGCGGATCAGCGGCGCCGAGTGGCGCGTGATGTGGCACCTGCAGGACAACCCCAAGGCGTTCGAGCGCGCGAGCATCAGCTGGCGCGTGGTAGATTCCAACTGACCACACAGGAGCACAGGGACCATGGCAAAGATCAAGAATCCGCCCGCGGGCGGCGCACCGAGCGGGGACGATGACGACGACGACGGCGACATCAGCCCGAAGCACCGCGAGCTGATCATCAGCACGGTGAACGCGGCGGTGAGCACCCACCTGGGGCGCAAGCTCACGGGCGCGATCGCCGAGGCGATCGGACCGGCGCTCGAGCCGATCACCGCGCAGCTCGCCGAGCTGGGCAAGCTGAAGGGCGGCCAGCAGCAGGGCGCGGCCGGCGGCGGCGCGGCCGCTGGTGCGGGCGGCGGCGGCACCACCGATCCTGCGGTGGCCGCGATGCAGAGCGAGTTGACGAAGCTGCAGGCGCAGCTCAAGGCGCGCGACGACGAGGCCGCGAAGTCCAAGATCGCCACGGCGGCGGCGCAGCGCGACGGCAAGCTGACCGAGCTGCTGACCGCGGGTGGCGTGGACAAGCTGCGATTGCGCGGCGCGGCGGCGGTGGTGCGCGATTCGCTCGTGCAGGACAAGGACGGATCGTGGAAGTACCGCGCCCAGCGCGACGGCTACCACGAGGACCTCGAGGTGGGCGCCGGCATCAAGGAGTTCCTCGAGACCGACGAGGGGAAGGCGTACCTGCCCGCGACCGCCGGCGCGAACGGCGGCAGCGGCGCGCGCCCGAAGGGGAACCAGGCCGGCGCTCGCCAGGTCAACGCCAAGGACCCGAAGGCGGCGAAGGCCGAGCGCCAGGGCAAGGCGCTGGACACGCTGATGTCCATGGTGCAGCAGAGCACCGACGGGGACGGCGTGGTGCAGCTCGGCGACGACTAGCCGAGCAGATCCCGGTGGTGTGAACCGACATTGACAGGTGCGCCGCACTGGCGCAGTGTCGGGAGCACGGCCACTCCCGCGACAGCGCGAGGGTGGGATGAACGACCTGGTGAACCAGGGACGCACGCCAGCGCCGGCGAAGGGCGCGCGACAAGTCCCGTTTCCAGGAGTCCACCACCATGGGTGCCGTCAATCTTTCCGCGATCGCGACCGCGCTCGGCCAGATCTTCGAGGACCAGATCGTCTCGCAGATCAACCGCGCCACCGTCCTGCTGCAGGTGCTTCCCACGGGGTACGGCACCAGCGGCAACATCAAGTGGGTTGCCCGTATGGGCACCGCCGTGGGCAAGACGATCGCGGATGGCGACGACGTGCCGGACGGCGACCTGACCCCGGACTCGCGCGTGCCCGCCACGCTCGATTACGGCACCTACCACGAGCCGTTCGCCGTCACCGGCAAGGCGCTCGCGGCGGCGGCCGCGACCGGCAACCCGAGCGACCTGCGCAACCTGTTCGCCGAGGAGCTGGGCGACGCGATCGAGCGTCTCACCAAGAAGCTGTCCCAGGATCTCTACACCGGCGCCGGCACCAGCGAGGCGATGCTGGGGCTGTACGCGACCGCGGGCGCCCTGCGCGCCACCGGCCAGTACGCCGCGATCGACCGCAGCACGTACCCGCAGTGGGCGGCCACCGAGATGCTGAACGGTGGCGTGGCGCGCGCGCTGACGATCGACCTGATGCGCGAGATGCGCCGCCGGATCTACATCGCGTCCGGCAAGAAGCCGGACCTGATCGTGGGCGAGCCCATCCTGCACGAGAAGTACGGCAAGCTGATCGGTCAGCAGCGCCGGTACGTGCAGGAGGTGACGATCCGCGGCCAGAAGATCGTCCTGGACGGCGGCTACCAGATGCTCGAGTTCGACGGCATCCCGTTTCTCGAGGACGTGGACGCGCCGAGCGGCAAGCTCGGGTTCCTGAACACGCGGTTCACCCGCGTGCTGCAGCTCCCCGATGGCGTCAGCGCGGTGAACCAGTCGATGGCGATGGTGGGCATCACCGGCACCGACGAGGAGCAGCTTGGCATGCCGCAGGCCAAGCTGACCGCGCGCATCAACCCGCTCGGTCGCAAGGGCGACAAGTACGAGTTCCAGCTGATCCTGTACCCGCAGCTGCAGAACAAGCGGCCGAACGCGGGCGGCTGGATCGGCGACCTGAACGGCGCGCTGTAGCGCGCTCGGGCTGCTGCGCCCGCACACGCAGCACGATGGGCGCCGGACGTGCGGCGCGGCGCCCATCGCCCCGACCGCCGCGCAGCACAGGAGCCCAGTTCGATGACGCAGCAGCAGATCCCCACGTTCGATCCGGCGCGCAATCGCCAGGTGGTGCCTACCAACCTGGTGGTGGTCGTGAACGCGATCGACATCCGCGTTTCGTTCGATGTCGGGGGTGTCCCCGGCCAGCGCGAGACGCGGTTCAAGCTCGAGCCCGGCGATCAGGCGATGCTGCCCGCCAGCTACGCGCACCCGATCCCCGGCGCGGGGCGCGAGGCGCGCGAGTCGATCCTGGCGATGCTGACCAGCGTGGAAGCGTACCCGGGTGGGCCGCGCATCCAGGCGGTGGTGCCGCAGGACCAGGCCGAGGCGACCGCGCGCGCGTGGCACGAGGCCAAGATGAACCGGCCGACGATCGCCACCGTCATGCTGCAGGACCAGGCCGGCAACCCCGTGTCCGTGGGCGTGCCGCTCGCGCACACGGCGCACGCCCGCCCGACGCCCGCCCCGCAGCCGCAGGAGGCGCCGCCGCCCGCCGCTGTCGCCACCGTCACCGCCCCGACCGGCAAGGGCAAGGGCTAGCCACCGATGGCTGCGTTCACGGCCGACGAGCGCGCGCAGGTCCGCATGTACCTCGGGTACAGCGGGCGCTTTCTCCAGACGGACAACGAGCTGGACCGCGCCCTGGACGCCACCGATAACAAGGCGGCGGATCAGACGATCGTGCGCGCGCAGCTCGCCGAATGCATCCGCATCGACGCCGCGCTGACCGCCGCCGAGGGGCGGCTGAAGGCGTCCAAGGCCGGGCCGATCGAGCTGAACGGCGCCGAGATCGAGCAGCTGCGCGACCGCGGGCGCCAGGCCGTCGCGCGCCTCGCACGTC